ATACAGACGGTCAATAACTACATTGTTACCAACCTCACTGGTCATATTGTCTGCTTTATCCAGTTTGAAAAGTGACGAACTGGAACCAAAAGGATCATTGCTAAAGTTAGCAGAACGCAGACGAGTCTTGAGCAGATCTTTACCAGTGAAAGATGTGTCAAGATTCAGACGAACATCATAGTTGAATGCAGTATGAGTTACATCACCAGTTTTGGTCTGGTAGTCATCAACACCACCAATAACAAAGTTTGCTTCACCACGCAGTTTGGTAGTGGTGGAGAACTGAGTTGCCTCCAGAGAAGCGACTTTAGTTTCCAAACTTGCAACCTTACCTTGAATAACGGTCAGTTCATCACGGAACTCGTTAGCAAGACGCTTAAGTTCGTCAGTGTTTTCAGTTACACGATCAAGGCAAGCATTCAGAAGTGCTGCTGCCTCATAGCGAGTCATTGCTTTACCACCACTGAAGGTGCCGTTAGGATAACCAGCAACGCAACCATAACGCTCTACAAGGTTGCTGAGTGCCTGATACGCCCAATCAGTAGGTTGCACATCAGAAAGTTGTGAGACGCTTGTGACCTGCTCAGAAGTGGCATATTGGTTGACTGCTGCCATGTTAAGGTCTGCGGCATTCGCAGCAACAGGAGCAACCATTCCCAGAGCAACAGGTGCAAGCATCAGTTGTTTGAGTTTCATAAAATGTTTTATGTACTATAGGACAAATGTTAAGAATTACAACTGAATTCTTAAGTACTTATTTAGTGTACCGATTTTCTTGAAATTTGTCAAGTTGTTTGTTGGGTGGCAGAATTTTCAGTTATTCTGCCTAAGAATGGATCATAATTCATATAATCCTTAATATCAATATTAGCACCATTTTGCTGCCAATACTGCGAGAGAGCATTATAATTTCCTCTATGAAAAGCGTCAATATGATCTGGGTGAATGCTGGAACCCAATTCAATTTGGTAAAGCAAGAGAGGAATAGAGTAAGTATTACCAGAGTTGTAAATCAAATCATCAGCAACAGGTCTTGGTTTAACACCATTATCAAGTTTATACTTATCACCACGAACATGAAACTTCAAAAGTTTTTCTGCATGATGTCTCGTAATTAGATAACAAGCTGTAGAAAAATCATTTACAAACCTCTTGTGAAGTTTTACATGTATATCACCCGTACAAATAATGGCAATCTGAACTACATCCCAATCATATGGAACATGAGCATAAAAATCAGACCAAGTAAAGTTCCAATACTTAACTAAATCCAAGTTGCAATCATCTTCCATAATAATTGCATATGAACTATCGCTTGTTTCATACCAATGTTTAATTGCTTTCAAATGAGACGTAATACACCCAACCTCACCTGAACTCATCATTTCAGGATAACGACCACTAATAATATCACTTAGGTCATCTTCTCTACCATCGTATGCAGAGATGCGAGTATAATTTTCTATCTCCCAATATTTAAATTGGTTCTCCATATATTCTCTTCTCTCTGGTTGCCCATCAAGATTCAAATAGTAAATTGGTCCAATATTTTTAAGTTTATACGTTGATTTATTTTTATCAAGTAGATCATTCATACTACTACCCAACCTGAACAATAAAGATCTTTAGTATCTTTGTCTGCATATGCAGGACCAAACCACTTTTGTGGTGCGATAACTTTTTTATTTGGATTACTAATCAACCAAGACCCCCACCAACTCAAAGAACTATTAGCAATAATAGCATGAGAACACAATGACATTAAGCAAAGGTCAGCATATGGCGTATAAGATCCGTCTGGATATTTATCAACTGGTTCAGATACAAAAAATCTATCACTCTCAAAAAATTCCTGTTCTTTTACCCATTCAGGAGAATCTGAAAATACAATTACGGGTTGATCATCATCAAAATAAGAAAGTGCCTTTTCATAATAATCAATTGTTTGAACAGGATGCTGATCAGAGCAATTTACATATGCCCACTTAAATCCGCGAGGATCAACCAGATTTGGATCTCCTCTGCGAACATGCAGCATGATTGGTTCCTGACCTTGGAAATTTTCCATCATTTCTTTACAAGGTTCAAGATGCTCATCATGAAAAGTAAAGTCCTTAAGGATGTCATCTGAAATATGATGAAAATATTTTTCAGATTGAAAAAATCCATGAAGACTTACATTATCTGGACAATTCTCAAAAAGTTCCTCATCAAAGTGAAAGAATCTTTCTTGAACATATCCAAAGTCATCTCTAAAATTTAAATTAGAATCCCTAACAGACTCCAATTTAAAACAATTATGTAGACTATAATTTTCAATACCACTTCTATGGAATGGTGGAATACACCAATCATAATTATGTTTAGCAGCAATCCCTCTTAGAGATGCATACTCAAACATTTGATTGCCAAGTCTACCAAGATTTCCAATCTGATTAAATGCTAACATATTTTTTAAGATAATCCTGTTTCAAATAATATTCTTTTAATTGATTTTTGTTCATAGTTTGAATTTTTTCCCACTCACTAATATTAGATTGCATGTGTGGATTATTAAACCAAGAGTTTTCTCCTCGCGAATGCTCTAAGTGATAAACAACATCATTAATTCTACCAACATTATACTCTAAAGTATTAAACCTGTAAAATCTTTCTTTATCTTCTGGAGCATATGCTTTAAAGTTTTCATTCTCCATGCCACCATCAATATAAACTTGACGATTAAAGAACTGAACCCACCCAAAATCAGAGGTGCTATTTTCTGAATGTTTCTCAAGATAATCAAAGTCCATATTTTGCAAGAAATGAGAAACTACTTCATCAGTTGCATAAACTTTCCTTTGAAATAATCCTTGTCCATATGGATAAATTACATCATGCGTATGATGTAAAATAGACTGATATGCTTCGTGGTATGAATCTAAAGGAAGCAAAACATCACAATCATAGTTTACAACTATCTCTGACTTTGCTTCCACAATCATTTCATTCAAAACTTTCTGACGATGAAAGAGTGATTCATCACTTTTCTCAAAGATATGATTTACATTAATTTCAACATCCAAAATATTCTTTAAAATTGGTAGAGCATCTCTCTGAAAAACAGACTCTGCATCAACTTCTTTAATAAGAATATTTGTATCAAAATTTTCCAACAGAAATGCAGTTGTTGTAATTATATTCCTAAGCCTATCAGTAGACTCAATACGAATTGGAATAATAAAAGTTGCTTCCTTTAAATCAATTTTCATCTGGATATTTTCTATTGATACAAAATTCTTTATGCTTATTTTGGACGTAGTGATACTCTGATCTATTAATCAACCAACTACCTTCTGGATGTTCTACCGCTGCATCATATTGAGATGTCTGATGACTACTAATGCGATTGTCATGATCACGGTTTGCAACTAAAACATCAGAAATAATATGGGGAACTCCATTCTCCCAACGCATACGATGATAAAACTCAGTATCTAAAAGTAGTTTTAGATTCTCATCAAAGTGTTGCTTTGAGTTTTTCAAAAAAGAGACAACAGAAGGACTACTTAAAAGATTTCTACCTTCTAACATGTAGTCTGTCCACTGAGGAACTCTTTCATCATAAAATGTCTTACCATCTTTAGTTCCACAAAATCCACTAAAAGACCAGGAACACCCAGTCTTTTTATATTCCTGATCAAGAATTTCTAAAGCATTATTCACAACGAAGAGATCATCAGAAAACATCGGTTTAATAATCTCCCCCTCACACTCATCAAGGGCAATATTAATATTTTCGCAAGGAATATTTCCACTATACTTTACATATTTGAAATCAAAATCATTGGAATATTCCTTACACGCATTTAAAATGTTATCATTTTTACTTTGATCCGAAACAACTATTTCCAAATCTTGAAATGTTTGAGTCTTAATAGAGTCAAGGAGTTCTCTCATCCATACTGGACCATTTTCTCCCCTATCATGTGCAGGAATTGCAATAGAAAATCTCATCAAATACGCTCCCAAGAATCAGGAACTAAATCGCGATCATCAAGATTTGCTTGAGGACCAAACCAAACCTTGGGAGCAATAACTTTTTTACTACCAGAGAGCCAAGCACCCCACCAACTAAAAGAACTATTTGCAATGATATGATAACTACACATTGTCATTAGACACATATCAACCAAATTATTATTAGATTCAGAGATAAGAAATCTATCTGGTTGAAAAATATCTTGCTTTTTACACCATTCAGTGTCATCTGAAAAAATAAGAACTGGAATATCTTGAGGAAGTTTTTTCAGTGCTTCCTCATAGTATTCCATAGAACAAAGTGGATGATAATTTTGTTTTTCTACATAATCACTTCTGCGGATATGCAAAGAGATTGTTTCATCAAAAGTAAACATTTCCTTACATGGATTCCAAATATCATCTACAAAGATGAAATCTTCACGAATCTGTTGTTCAATGTGCTTAAAATACTTTTCAGTTTGAAAGAATCCATAAAGATTTACATTGTCGGAACAATTTTCAAATAAGTCTTCATCAAAGGTAAAAGATTTTTCTTCAACATAAGTTGCACCAAGCATCTCAACATTCTTCACAGAAGGAAGTTTGAAGGCTTCAAACAACTGATGGTCTTTATGCTCGTTACGAAAGTCGCTTGGAGGAATACACCATTCATAATCATGTTTGGCAGCAATACCTCTCAATGCTGCATATTGAAACATTTGATTTCCAAGTCTTCCATTTTTTCCTATGTGATTATGTCCAATCATTCTAATTCAACTCCTGGGGGTAAACGATAATGGAATCCAAATGGGGTTATTCCCTCACATTCAGGAACTCTTGTCTCTTGCGAAAATCTAACAGCAACTTCTACTGGAGCATATTTACATCCTTGTTCAATAAAAATATGTCTATTATGAACGCACACATTTCCATCTTCATGATAATTTACAACACCTTCAGGCATCCAATAGAAGTCACTGTTATTAGTCTCCCAAGGAACTTCTACCTTTGTTGGAACATCAAGAAACTTTTTACTCCTTAGAGAAAACCCACCATTACCAACCTGATGGTGATTACCAAAAGGATCAATATAAGCATCCTCTACATATGCCCAAGGAGCTCCAATATAATCATATTCCAACCAAGAGTTGTCCCACTTTTCTGGGAATAGAACAAATCCATCTGGTTGCACCAATAAACAATGAGATGTATTTACATGCTTTCCAAGATTATAGATCACATAATAATTGTAATCATTGTAATCTTTAATTTCTGTTACAGGAACTTCTAGAACTATTCCTTCATCTTCTAATTGAGATTGATATCTTTCAATCTGCTCTTCGGTTGTTATTAATTTAACAGACCCATACTTAATACTATTCATACTGGTATACAAAGCACGAAGAGTGCCATCCAAGTTCGAAGTAGTATCAATAGAAACTAATGTTACATCAGGTAATTCTATCATAAATCGCCGTCATATATGTTTGAAGTATTTTTATACTCTTCCCATTCTATCACACATTCTTCGGGTGTAAAGAGTTTCCCATCTCTATCCATATAGTGAGTGGGGAAACTATATATGCTACACCCAAGACTCCACCATCCCTTAGATAAGTTATGGTGAAACCAATACTTAGGAGCAATACAATACTCTAAAGTTTTACTAGTCCAAAGTGGAAAACAAGCAAATGTGGATGTTGAGCAAATTACATTCCTAGCATTTTTAATCGCAACATAATCCCAAGCAACATCTTCATGATAGGCTGGGTATTCTGGAAGCATTGCGTTTGCGGTTTTAACATCATCAGTTACAATACAGAACTCCATATTTGAATTGTACTGAAGCATATTGTCAATTGCCTTTAACCAATATGATCTGGGAACAAATCCACCAGCATTTCCAACCATATCGCCACCACGGAAATTCATAACACAGATATTTTTTCCGTTGGTATCCATATGCTCATATTCTTGTCCGACCTTTAACCAATCTTTAACAAGATCAAGTCTATTGCAAAAATATTCTTCAGACTGAAGGTTACCATATATTATAGTATCATCCGGCAATGTAAAAAGATTTTTATCAGTAAGTCTAATATCAGTTTTTATCCAAGAATCCGTAAAAGCACCGTGACGATATTCATCATATCGTGCCAATCCATCAGGAACTTCCTTACCATAATCAAGATTCATAAAGTAAAAACCTTTTTTATTTACTCTAGAATCTCCAGCATTTCTAAGTCCACCAATACCAAAATCATATCCAAGTTTATGTGCCAACATCCTAGTTGCTACATAACAAAATAATTGATTTCCTAATCCCTGACCGTGAATAAATTCAGTTGCTAACATACCAATCCTCTCATAGTATTTGCTACTTCAAAGTTACCAATCCAAATCGTAAACAATGCTCTTTCTATCATTTGACCTTCACCAGAAACTCTAGTGTGCCTAGTAAATGTTCTTAGATTTTGATAGAAAATTTTATCATACTTTAAGATATATTCTTTTGGTACAACAAAATTTCCACCTGGAGGAAATCTTACATACTTTGGAAGTATCGGATCTTTAAAACAAAATCTAAGAAAATTATTATAGTTTTTAAAATACTTTGTTGGATGCTTGGGATGATTTAAATACCAACTATCATTCGTTTCCATCCACCCACCATCGCAAGATATCATTGCATATCCATTTAGCAATGCTTGTTGATTTGGATCGTGAGACTTCCAATCCTCAATGGGAGTAAAGCATTTATTGTTGATTAATCTATCAAAGACTTCTTTACTTACGTGCCTGCCAATAGTGTTTCCTTTGACAAAACAAACTACGTCAGGGAGATTGTCATAATGGTCAATAATAAAAGTCATATAATCACTAATATTATAACCATTAGGATCACCATTAGTAATATTATAACTCGGATATTTTTCTTTTAAATTGGATGGTGGGATAAGACCAGAATTATCATTATCGACAACTCCACCAGCCCAAGTTTTATCATATATCAAATGTGGATTGGGAAAATCTGACACCCAATCCAAATCATTATTATAGTTCGAGATACACAAAAAATTCATAAACAACTCTCCAATGTTTTATTAAAAAAGTTATTTAAATCAAGTCCACTTAAATCCATAGTCTGAGCTTGTTGAAACAAATAATCATTCTCAATTAAAAGTTCTTTGGTAACTTTGGAATATTCATCAACAAATAAAACAGGATAGTCTTTATATAACTCAAGTAGGTATGGATGCTTTTTCATAATAGGAACTCTTCTCATATAAAGAACTTCCCAGTTTCGATGGCAGTCTATAGCATTTCCTCTAGGGCAAACCATAAACTTAGATTGACTTAGATTGTAAAGAAATACCGAGTAAGTAACTCTCTTATCATGAACCCCAACCCAATCTTTTCCATTGAAAAAATCCTTTATTCCCATTCTTTCGGAGTGGGAATTTTCATTGTGACTTACATACAAAAGACCTGAAGGATTTTGTGGAAGATTTTTCATATAAGATTTCAAATCTTCAATTCTTTTATCCGATGGAGACATTCTTCTCTGCACTCCATAAGGAGCAGGAGTTACCTTTCCACCAAAAGAAACCGCATTAACAGCAGATATACAAACTACATTATCAGGGATCAAATCAAAGATATAATCATCTGTAGGTGTATCCTCAAGATTAGTGAAGATAATAAACTTTATATCTGGGAAACAAGAACAAAGGTGCAGTAAGTCATTTTTTTGATGAAGAGAGTTTATATACTCTTTATCACTTTCACTTACTTCAACAATAGTTCTTTTATATAAACGAATATTGTCAATAAACAAAGTCATATAATTACGACTTTTCTTTATATCAAATAACTTAGTTACAAATTCAGTATTAGTTAAATTTGCATCTTTCATAAAGGAAGTGTAGATATTACCCCACTTCCCAGATTGATCACCAAAAGAATAATCACATAACTGCGATAATGCTACACCTTCAATCAGTTCCATTTTTTAATAAACTCTGAATATTTCTTTTGATTATTTTGAATGTATTCTGGATACGTATCATCAATAGGGATAGTTTCTATTTGAATAGACCTACCAAATGGGTCAATCCCTTCATCAATTTTTCTCTCCGCATTTGCAGTATTAGACTCTACATTATTTTCAGTATGCTCATATGAAGACAATTTCAATCTAAAATTATCTGCGTCACCAAAGAAACTCCAATGCCAACCCGCTTGCTCAATCCTATAAGCATCTTTATGCATATTTCGCAAAAGATCTACAGAGTAATTTGAAAGTGTTTTGAATGTAGAAATCCTTGTTCCCATCCAATCATCTTGATAAAGATAGTTTAACTTGTAGTAAAATGCTTTCTGCAGACAAACATAATGATTGTTTGGATCAAACCAAGATAGATCTTTAAGAACTAATGGATTGATAATTTCATCAGCATCACTGGTAAGAATAATATCATCATCATTGATTCCAAAATTTACTGATCCATAAATGCTACTATCTCTATTAAAGATGGCTCTTTGAAAACGAATTGGATACTCTCTATAAGGAGTTCCATTCAAATCATTTCCGCCCATAGGAGTGTGATACTTTTTCTTATCCATATAATCACTGTAGTCATTGGGAATTTCTTCAGTGATATTATGAATAATCTTATGATGAAACTTAGAAAATCTTTCTTTGTTTTCTTGATAATAAAGTGGTTTAGGATTTCCACTAACAGTCCAAGGAGATTCTGTAATCACAAAGTAGTCAACTACATCATTGAGTATATTGAGTCTAAGGTCAAGAAGATCTAACTCATTAAAGAAAATAAAGGAATCAAATACTCTCATTGCTATACTCCAGAATAAATTTACGTTGCTCTTCGTCGTTTTTCCAATTCTTAAGTTGAATATAATTTTCAAGTTCCATCACATAAACAGTGACCTCTTCAGTTTTCATTAACATTCCAGGATTTAAATGCTCGTCAAGATATAAGTTTGTACAATAAAAATTCTTAAGATTAGAGGAACATAATCCAGCAGCAACAGCAAAAGTACCAGTACCAGAAGAGGCAAGATTTTTTGCTCTCATAAGAGTTGCAAAATCCTCTCCTACTGATTTTGATTGTATGATTACTTTTTCAATCTTCCTAAGTTCATCAACTATGGGATTATAGTTATCTGGTTCAGTGACAACAATTACTTTATCATATTCATCAATCAAATTTAGGTAATAGCATAAAGGATTGGGAACATAATCGTGTGGAGGATTATGTTCATGTGCAAAAATATCTCCACTACGAATATGAATGACTAAAGTATCATCGTCAAAGGGATTATCAATGCTAAATTTAAAGCTTGGTACTACATATTGCTTTGCGACTTTTCCTATATTTTCATATAGGTAATCAATAGAAATATCAAAGTCTTTATTTTGAGTATTGTAATGAAAGAATCTATTTGGACGAAGCATTGTTTTGCCTTCGTGATTCAATATGACTTGCTCAATTAATTCATGTGGAGGACTAACAAATCCATCTCCATGAATTTGAGAATATAAAATTCCATTACAAATCTGCTGTATATTATTTCCCAGTCTCCCATACCAATGAGAGACGCTGTTTATAATACTTCTCATATTAAATCCTGTTTAATATAAAATGCATCTCCCCAAGTGCCGCCCATCCAATCAGTTTCAACTCTAACCATGTTATATTCTTTAAGGAAATCATCAATGTCTTCAATGAGAGCGTTGTTTTCATATACTTCAGTGTTATTGACTTCCGTATAAACACAATCAATAGTCTTGAGAGTATTTTTCGCTCCTTTTAGAACTTCAAGTTCATATCCTTGAGTGTCCATATTGAGAAAATTGTACTTGTGTTTTTTACCAATAACAGAATCCATCGTAACCATCTCAACAGTTTCTTTCCTGTCAAAGATAATATCTGGATATTGTTCTAAAACATGTTTAGGATTTAAAATTGAACTGCACAACCCATCATCATTACAAGTCATTTCTACAGTAGCACAACTATTCCCAAGAGCCTTGTTTACTAACTGAATATTTGGAAAATTTAAAGAGTCAACAACACTCTTTAATTTTTGAAATGGAACTTGTTGAGGTTCAAACACAATCAAGTTTTCTACATTATTCTTCTTATAGGTTTCCATTTCTTGCCCAATGTGACCACCAACATGAATCACACCAGTAACGTTAATGTTATACTTCCTAATCAAGGAATTAAAACTCAAAAGCATAAATCAACTCCTAAAGATACATTCTGTTGACTCTTTAGAAATTCTTCCCTTCTGTACAAAAAGTTTTACAATTTCTGGATCAACCACAGTAGGATCTACATACCAATCTTCATATGGATTATTTTGGTTAGCAACATTTCTTACAATCAATTCATATCCATGAGATAGAAGGATTTCCATTGCCTCTTCACCAGCATCAGGACCATCCTTATAGAGATCAGTCTCATAAGTAATCACAGAAAAGCGATATTCATCCAAGGGAAGTGCTTTTAGTGCATTAAGAGTTTGCCAGGCAGGTTCAATGTCAACTTGGAGATAATCAATTTGCTTTGGGTACTTATTCTCTTTAAAGAATTTTTTATAATGAAATTGAATTGCATCAGCACAAATGCACTTATTATCTCTAATAGAGTTGTATCCTTCAACCTTTGACTGATCAATTTCAAAAGAAACGCCTTTCCAATCAAACTCAGTTTCAAGAAGATAAGTGTTACTAATAATTACACCATGATCTCCTCCAATCTCAACATAAGTTCCATTCTTTTTTCCATCAAGAATACTCAAGACAAACATATCTTGAAATGCTTGAGAATAATTATTTTTAATACTCTCAACACCATTAAACTTATATCTAAGTTTTTCTAAATCTTCCTGAAAATACCTATTGCAATCAGGGAAAATGTAATCAGTCATCAGTTTTTCCAATAATCGTAAATGTCTTTAGTAACTTCGTATTCCATAGTCTTAACTTTTCTGTTTGGTTGACTCATTGCCCAAACAAACATACTTTCAATCAATTCTTCAAGATTAGTTTCATCTCTAAATTCTAACATACTTTTTGCTTTTGTGTGATCACAATATGCATGTTTTACTTCATGTCTCGGTTCACCATGTTCAATAGGAACTTCATATCCATACTTTTTGCCAATCTTCTGCACTGTTTCAGCGACCTCATTCAAGGTAAAATATCTATCAGCACCAATGTTAAAAATTTCTCCATCATAATCTGTTAGAAGTTTATCAAATGGTTCCATATAATATTTGATATCTGAGAAAGCACGGGTCTGTTCTCCATCACCATAAACCAAAATTGGTTCACCATTCAAAGTTTTTCTAATAAAAATACCAATTACATTACGATACTTATCCCAGATGTTTTGATAGATACCAAGAACATTATGCGGTCTAACAATATTGTATCTAAGACCAAATTGTTCGTGAGCAAGTTTTAAATCACACTCAACTGCATACTTCGCAATACCGTAAGGATCAATTGGTTGAGGGCGTTTATCTTCAGTAAATGGCGGTTCTTGTTCACCATAAACTGCCATACTTGAAGTGAAGATAAATTTTGTATTATGTGTAATACATTCGTTAATCAAGTTGGCAGAACAAATTAGATTATTTCTGTAATTAAAATTACGAATGAATGGAGACAATCCTTCTGCAGCATAAGCAGCAAAATGAAGAAGAACATCAGGTTTATGTTCTTCAAAAAGTTCTACTACTTTTTTTCTCCTTTCCAAATCAAATTTGACAAAGGTAAAGTTTTCTGCTTTTGGTACAAAGGCTTTATATCCGCCAGATAAATCATCAATTCCAATTACTTGATGACCATTAGAAAGTAAGTGTCTAGTGTAGTTTGCACCCAACAAACCAGCACATCCGGTTACAAAAATTTTCATCTATACTCTAAAATAAACTTTCTTTGCTCTTCTGTATTTTTCCAACTGCACGGAAAAACGGAAAGATAGTTTTCCAATTCCATCACATGCACATTGACATCTGTATTGAATAGCATACTATAATTTAGGTGCTCAGTCAATAGCAAATCTGTAGTAAAAAGATTTTGAATATTTTTTGAGCACAATGCTGCTGCCATAGCGAAAGTTCCAACACCGGATAAAGCAAGATTCTTTGCAGATAGTAGTGTTGAAAAGTCAGACTTAACATCCAAAGATTGAATCTGGACTTTATCATTCTTCATTAACTCGTGAACTATTGGATTCTCCCTATCAGGTTCTGTCACTAGAATACACTTATCAAAAGAATCAATCAAGTTAAGATAATAAATTAGAGGGTTGGGAATGTAATTGGTAGGAGGATCAAATACTCGGTGATAGTTATCACCACTCCTGAGATGCATAACAATAGTATCATCCCCAATCACATCCTGTTCAACAACATCTAAATGATGAATAATATAATTTCTACAGACACGTCTCATATTTTCATAGACGTATTCTCTATCTACACCAATTTCATTTCCACCTTCATATATTCCTTTTTCACAATGCACAAGTGGTTCCCAAGAATAAAATCTACCTTCATACTCTTCCGAAGATTCTTCTCTACCAAAATTGAGAACAAACTTTTTGATAACTTCGTGACTTAATTTTTGATAGAAAGCATCGCCAGTGAGTTCTGCTCTCATTATACAATTGGCAACTTGTTGAATATTATTCCCAAGTCTTCCACTCCAATGCGATACTGAACAAGTCATGGTTGAATTACTAATTCATTCTCAATATTTTCGATGTCTTGATCCCAATCAACAAAATTAGGATTGCTTCTATTAAAGTGAAGGTCATTCAACCAGTTACGAATTTCAAAAACCTCTTTCCAATCTACGTTACTCTTGAATTTTTCAATAGCATCAAGAGATTTAATTTTAACAAAGGTCATTCCATAACTTGGAGTATAGTGCTCAAGACGAATATTCTCATCTTCATACTGATTTATTTCACGGACACTCTTAGGAAGACCAAAGAAATCGGTAACGGCAACATCAATACGTTCCCACTGCTTTCCACCAATAACATCGCCAGGACCTTCCCAATGAGAATCGTGGAAAACAAAATAACCACCTTCTTTAATATGATTTGACCAGAAATAAAGTTCCGCAAGAACTTGTTCTCTAGTGTGGATAGTGTCTACAAAAATAATATCAAAAGGATCTTCATCCCAATTTTTTCCAAGAGTTACACTATCTGCCATATAACACATGTAGTTTTCATTGACAAACCTTGCCCCATTTCTTTGAAAACCATCAAACATCAAGTCGCATCCACAAACTTGATTATTATTTTTTTCAGCATCAATAGACATTATTGCAGAAGAAGCTCCTAAACGAACTCCCAAATCAATAAATCTAGAATTTTTCATGGTCTTTACCAAATCAGCAAGAACCCAAGCATTAGATCCAAGATCGCAATGGGGTTCATTAATAAAATTTTTCAGTGCTGTCATATCAGTCATTGTAACCATACTCCTTTTTCATTTCTGCAAATACTTTTCCAATACCAGTTTCTAAATTTGTTTTTGGTAACCACCAACCTTGAATATAATTATCTGCTTCATTTCTCTTATCCATCTGTACGCTATCTTTTGCAATACCTGGTCTAATTCTTACATCATACTTACCTATTAAATTAAATTGTCCTTGAATAATTTCAGCAACCGTCTTAATAGATTCAGATCTAAATGAAGTAATATGAAGTGGGTCTGTTGACTTGAAATCTCCATAATGATTCATTATAGTCTCTAGTCCCTCACAACAATCTTCAGCATATAAGAATTGTCTCTCTTCAGTACCGTCTGTCATCATTTCAAACTCACCTTCTTCAAATCCTTTACGAATGAAGTCTGTAATTACGTGAGATTTTTCGTGGTCTTTTTCTATACCATAAACATTCCAAAACTTAACAATCAACCCACCAAGATTTTGGGTGTACATCTCACCAACTCTTTTCATAACACCATATGGAGAGTAACTCATATTACTCATCTGCGATGAAGCAAAGATAAATGGTTTGCGATATTCTTTCAAGTATCCAAACACATTCGCCATAATTCTGGTGTTATTATCAATGAAATCAAAAGTGTGTTGATACTTCTTGAGATAACGAGAACCACCTACATCAAATGCAAGAAAGAAAACGAAGTCAGATTCCTTGATGTCATCTTCAAGTTTGGTGTTTGGAATCTTTCTGAGATCTTGTTCTTCTCCATTGACAACATCAAACTCAATTACATCGTGACCTTTAGTTTTTAGATAGTCTGTGAGATAAGCACCAATCTGACCGCCAGACCCAAGAATAGTTATTTTCATTTGTTTTTAATCTGTTCAGAAATCCAGTTATAGGTTTTGCGGATTCCATCCTCTAGTGACTGAGAATAGTCCCAACCAAGTTTTTCCCGAATGAGATCATTATTAGAATTACGACCACGAACTCCAAGAGGTCCATCAATATGATTTTTTTCTACAACTTTACCCGCAACTTTAGCGGCAGTATCTACAAGTTGATTGATAGTAACCATTTCTTCCGAACCAATATTAACAGGTCCGATGAAATCACTATCCATCATTCTGCGGGTTGCTTCGATGCATTCATCAATATACAGGAAGGAACGAGTTTGTAAACCATCTCCCCACACTTCGATGGATCCACCTTCCTCTGAAAGATATGCAACTTTACGGCAGATTGCTGCGGGTGCTTTTTCTCTTCCACCCTCCCAGGTTCCTTCAGGTCCAAAGATATTATGATACCTAACAACCCGAACAGGGATCCCGTAATTACGATGATAAGCGAAAAACAATCGCTCTGAGAACAACTTCTCCCAACCATATTCAGAATCTGGATTAGCTGGGTATGCTGATTCTTCACGGCAATCTGGATTATCAGGATCAAGTTGATTATGCTCTGGATACATGCAAGCAGATCCAGAATAAAAAATCTTGGTTTTGTTTACACTTTTGAAGTCATTCAGTTGTCTTTGTGCTTCAAGGACATTGAGGTTAATAGTTGCGGAGTTGTGCATAATGTCAGCATCATTATCGCCACTGAATACAAATCCCGCTCCACCCATATCAGCAGCGAATTGATATATTTCATCAAAAGTATCAATATACCTACTTGGAACAAAATTATAAAAGTTGCGATAAGGTCCCTTATATTGCAAAACTCTTTCCACGAAATTCAGATCTCGCAGATCTCCTACAACAAATTCATGCGCTTCACTTTCCGAAAATTCAGGAAGTTTAAGATCTACTCCACGAACCCAATAACCTTCGGAACGCAATCTGCGAACCATATGACTTCCAATAAAGCCACCAGCACCAAGCACAAGTGCCGTTTTCTTATAATCACTCATAGATTAATAAATTTCTCTTAGTATATATTATACAAAAAAAGAGGAGTTTATACAACTCCTCTTATAAGATTCAGGCTCGCCACCAATTCTTTGACTGGAAATTGGAAACCAGGCGGAGAAAGAATTCCCCATCCGCACCAATTGCCCTTGAGAGAGGCAATAAACTCATAATAGGGTCATTTTGACTCCACCAGTATAAGTTTTAAGTCATTCCAGGACTAAAATAAAGTTGGGTTAATTTTGATATTTCGGTAATACCAAAGAAAGCACATAAAAATAGTACATCCCAAAGTTTAAGTTTAATAGCAAAAGGTATTGTGAGTAGTCCACCAACAACTTTTATCATTAAACCATATTTAAATTCTCCCCATAACATAGTTTGATAACCGATTATGAGAAGAAAGTTTCCAATCCACCGAAGTAAATCAGATTTAGACATAAGGGGTTTTGCTCCCGACCAGTGCGCTTTTTAAGTCATCCCGAGACTATTTAATCATCTTTCACATAAGCAGGCACCATATCTGGATCTAACCAGCAGGTATAATCATGGTCTTCCATAGCAGTAATGAGTTGCATCTCATTATCGCAAAGGTACATATCACGATAACACCCAGTATATGCGTCTACTTTCTGAATACGACAATCAGGTTTTCCATTGATTTCAAGAGTGCCGACTTGAACATAACGATAAGGGAAACGCTCAAGCAGAACAGTTGGTTTCCTGATTACTTTCATCACGCAACCTCAACGGATTCAAGATCAGCAAGAACATATTCCATAAGCATCTCATAATCATCCAGAGGATCACCAGAAAACACTACACCTTCGTTTTCATAGTACCGACGAACCTTTTTGTAGAGTTTCGGATTCTTTACATCAAGGTAGAATTCGCCATTTGCTGCACCACGAAGGGTTTGAACGTCTTTCTTGAATTTTGCTGTGAGAGTCATTGTTTTGAATGTTGACCTTAGTATTATAGGAGAATAAGGTTTGAGAGTCAAGTAGGACAGTTTTGATAAGTGTCCAATGCTCGTTGTCGGTTCTGCCCCGACCTTCGATCGTTTATGAGACGATTGCATTCCTAGATTGCTAAACGAGCAAATAGTCGCCCAGGGTATCGAACCCTGCCAAAGGCCCTAATCTGGGGCAAAGGGATTATAAGTCCCCTCTGAACACCTGTTCTGACGACCATAAAACCAGATCTATTATAGAGGACCTGGAACTCTATGTCAAGAACCTTCTTCGTGGTCGGTGTGTATTCGTATCACATCGTCGTCCACAACTGAATCTATCGCATACTTTATAGTTTCATTGTATGGAACTATCACTGCACTTCTTCCCCCATCTTTAATAATAAAAGACTCTCCATTTTCCACTCTCTTCATTAAGTTATCAAAATTTGATTGAAATTCTTCTACTGTAAATGTCTGAAGTTCTGAAAGTTCTGAAAGTTCTGAATACATTTTCATAAAGTAAAGTTTTATGATCGGGGTGGAGAGGATCGAACTCCCGTCTTCATCTTCCCAAAAGATGCCGTCTACCGCTGACTTACACCCCGTTATTTGTTTCTGTGTATAAACATAATACCAGCAAATGGTACGACTGTCAACCCACATCCACAAAGAAAAAGAAAGAAAGGACTTAGTGCTAATGCTTCAACTAGTTGAAAAATCATCTTCCCCTCCAGTTCTTGTATTCATAATACATGTATTGGTCCACTTCGTCAAGTCCCTGTAACGGAGCAGTAACTTCCCAAGTAGACCATTCTTCACAAAACTGTTTAATATCTATATTGCTCATAATACTGTATCCGTGCATTCTTACAAAAGCAGACATTGCAAAGTGATACCTCTGTTTATTGGGGATATGCATGAGTCAATCCCCAATAAATCCACAGACCAATAGTTGACCCATAAATGAGTGTTAGTGCCAAAAGTGTTTTACTCATCTTCCTCGTCCTCATAAGTTGATGGTTCTTCAAAAAGTTCATTCATTTTTTGTTGTAAAATTCTCTGTTGCAATTCTTGCAAATCTTCTTCAGTAAATCTTAACACTAGTAACGGGTCTCCTGGTTTAACGTCGTTTAACTCTGGATGCTTTACTTTTGGACTTTTTGAATACCCATGACGAGCATTCATAATCATCCAACCCTGAACAAACATTGACAGTGCAATCACCACCAGAATAAACCAAGGAACCAAAAAAATTAGTTCAGAGTGATTTTGAGCCATGGAAGTAATGGAGGAATAACTCCTACAAGTCTCAAAAGTCCTTCAGCAAATAAAGCAAGAACCACCCAACCGACGCACATACTAATGATAGAAGCATTACGGTTGTGTCGTCGTATTGCTGCATCAAT